CAGGAAATTTTTCTAAAAATTTTAGAGCATCCTATGCTGGATTGTTTGATCCTAGACAAAAAACTAAATACGCTGAAACTTTAGCAGAGGGCATTGAACAAGATTTAGTAAGAGGAAAAGCTGTTGAATTAGAAGAGTTTTCTGATTTAGCAACGTTTGCCTCTAATGACATAAAACTTTTGTCTGATTTAAAAGCTTCATCTGTAGGTGAGGTCATAAGCAAAATAAAAGGTGTTCCTGAAAGAGCTTATACAGGTGCAGATAATGCTGCTAGATTAATTAATTATGATGGAGAAAAATTTAAACTTGGTAAGGTGTTTGCTAAAGAATCAGACGATGCAATGATTCCAATTAGATCTGGAATAAATATTTCAGACCCTCAAATGCAACAGTTTATTAAAACATCCAAAGATAGAGGATCTTTTGGTAGGCCTGTTGTTAATCTAGGAGAATTAAGAGCTGCTGGTGATGATGTTGTAAATAAATTTTTACAAAGAGAATCTTCTGACATAGCTCTAAACGTAACGCCTACATATTCAAGAGTTCCAGAAATAGTTAGAGCTTTAAAATATGCACCCGTCATAGGTAACTTCACAGCTTTTCCTGCTGAGATTTTAAGAAACACAGCTAATACTTTAGAAAGAGCAATTATAGAGCTGACAAGTAATAGTGTTGAATTACAAAAAGTAGGAATGAGAAGATTAACTGGAGCTTTAACAACAACTGCTGGATTACCAATAGGTCTTACAGCTACAGCTTTATCTCTAACCGGGGCTGAACAAGAACAGATAGATGCCTATAGAAGATCCTTTGCTGCACCTTGGGAAAAAACAGCTACCTTAATTCCAACAGGCACAGATGGTGATGGAAACATAACTGGGTTTTACAATTTTAGTTACACTAACCCTTACGAATTTTTATTAAGGCCTGTTCAAGCTGTATTAAATGCTTATGAAGATGGGGTAAGAGATGAAAATAGTTTATTAAAAATAGCAACAGATGGATCTTTTGGAGCTATAAATGAAATAGCAGACCCTTTTATAAGTCCAAGTATAGGAGCAGGAGCCATAGCAGAAGCATATCAAGGCAGAACCGCTACTGGTAGAATTATTTACAATGAATCTGATTCATTAGGAGACAAAGTATCAAAAGGATTGTTGCATACATTTAATGCAGTAGCTCCAACAGCGTTGCCTTTTACTATACGAACTGATGCAGACGGTGTGCAAATTGTTAAAGGTGAGTTTGCTACAGCGTTAGCCTCTTTAGGTAGCCCAGATAAAAGTGTTATTACTCCCACTGGAAAAAAACTAGATATTGCAGAATCCCTCACCTCTGCTTTTTCAGGAATAAAAGTAACTAAACCACAGATTGATAGATCTCTTTATTATAAAGCTGCTGAAGCCAAGAGAGCTATTAGAGAAACAACTAACGAATATAATAGGTTGTTAAGGTCTGCAAACGAAAGAGATGCAAATTCGTTTATTCAAGGATACATAAATAGTAATAATGATAGATTTAAATCTTTAAGAACTCTTTACACAGCGATTGAAGATGCAAGAACACTTGGGCTAAAAGATTATGAAATAGATAAACAATTAAAAGATGCTAAAGTAGCAAATAGAGCTATGGTTATGGCTGGTTTATTTAAACCAATTCAAATTAGCACAGATCTTTTAAATGTGGCTTTAACAGAAACAGAGTCAAAAGCTGCTCAACCAATTCCATTAGGAGAATTATTCTCTACTCAAGCAGAAATTACTGGACAAGGTTTACAAGGACAATTTATAAAACCTAGTGTAGAATCTTCAAGCCCACCTGTTAGAACAGCATCAAACGTTCTCAGAGAGGAAGAAATAAATAAATTACTTAAAGGATCACCTTAAGCTTGAAAATAGATTTACCGTTAGAGATAAACTACTCTAAGAAAAAGAAGTTTATCCTTAACCTTAACAACTACCGCAACGCTCATTACCGGGTGTTGTCTACAGCTAAGAAGCTTTACTCAGATGAACTCGTGCCTAGACTAAAAGGCTTTGATAGTTTCTCTGAGCCAGTTACCCTGACCTACACCTACTATGCTAGGAGCAACAGAAGACTAGATATAAGTAATCCTTGCTCCATCATAGATAAGTTTGCGTGTGATGCTTTAGTTAAGGCTGAGATCCTGGAAGACGATAGCTTCAATCAAATCAAACAAGTGGTGTATATATTTGGTGGTGTGGATAAAGACAATCCAAGGTGCGAACTAGAAATAACTAAAACGGAACTCCCGTCTCAACCCAAGGCTTAATCTTTACTATCGTTCCTTGCAAAGACTTCTTAATCCAATCAGCTTTCTCTAGTACATCCATAGGGAACCCGGAGTTAACAACTTGAATTAGTTCTTCACTAGAATAAAAACTATTCTCATCAGAATGTTTATTAGCTGGAACGTTAAGAAATCTAAAGCCGTCTTTCTCATACAAAACCATATCTTCATCTTTCTCTATAAGCGTAGCTGGTATTAGTTCTGGAATGTAATTGTGACGATTGCATCCTTTAGTTTGACGATCCGTGTTGATCTTCTTGTCG